TATGCTGCATAAACTTACACAAGTGTATTGATTAATCCATTAATGAAACTAAGTCCACCTCATCTTCTTTTTCATAGTCCGCGTCTTCAAGAAGTCTTAATAAATAATAATGAATTTTTTCTGTTACCCATTTAAGATCCTCATCTTTAACATCATTAAATATTGCATTTAAAGATAGATCTTTGGATGGAGTGCGTAAATGATCTGCTAGTAATTGTAAGGCTTTATATCTATCTCTATTCATCTCCCTTAACATCTTAATCACCACTTGCCTCTGGCACAACTTCCGCTGTAGCCTCATCAGCTGGTGTAGTTTCTTTAATTAATGAAGTTGAAAATTCTTTTGCACCTAAAACTTTTAAATAGGTATTTTTAGCAGTAGCTAATTGAGCTTCTAATTGTTGAATTTGATTTGCTAATGTTGTAGCCTGTTCATCCAATTGCTTGTCAAAATCTTTTAGCTTTTCCATTTCTAATCCGCAAGACATGTTAAATAAGTAACTATTTAGAGTATAACCCTAGAATTCCTTATTAACAATCATTGTAGTCTCTAGCTATTTGTCCACCTATCTCTGACCCTTTGTCCTGTGCAAACATAGTTACAAAGCCAGCAGCAAGCCATCCGACTATTGGTATGTTGCTAAATGCAGGTGCAGCTTTAACTCCCACAGACGCTCCTACAAGTTTACCTGTAGAGTTACCACTACCTTCTACTTTGATGCAAGCAATATCTTTATCAGTCATTACGGTTCCCTCTACCTCTTTCTTACTACCTTCACCCTCCATAGTATAGGTTTCTCTTAGGTGTAATTTAGTTTGCTTATTACCAAATAAACCTTTTGGCTCCTCTAAATTCTTTAATCTGGTTAAAACTTTTGGATCGTTTGCTTTATATCTAAGTGTGTATCCGTTCTTTGTAGCTACAACACTATAAGAAGTGTAAGGACCTACAGGTACATTTACATTTGGATAAGGACTCTTTAGTTTATGAGAAACTAATGTATTCATTAAAGAGAGATTAGATATCCCTAAAACTGAGACTACAGCTATGATTCCCCAGTTTCTTCGTGGTCTATTACTGTACATATCATTTACCTGTGCTCTCAGTCACTATCTTAATTGGAGCCTGTTCAATACGTAATACTTGTGTAGTCACTCCTGATGAAGCTAACTTAGTTCCATCTTTCTCATCTTTTTTCTTCTTACCGCCTGGCGTGATATTGAAACTGGCTAGACATCCTGTGAACACCGAAGCAATGAAAGTTATATCCTTAACCTCTCTATCTTCAGTGATACCAGGCAATGTGATGTAGTTCAAAGAAATTATGAATCCGGCCCAGACCATTACTCCCAATCTGATTAGAGTGCCTAGAAAAGCCATTTGTTCTTCTTTGTCATCTATGTTTTCTTTTATTTTCGAGAAAACATTCTTCTTTTCTTTTGGATTTTCTGTCATTTTTTTATCCCATACATACTAAGTTTACCCTCATGTA